GTAGTTAATGGTATGGATAATAAAATATATGATATAAAAGCATATGCGCAAGATCCTGCTTCACTTAAAAAAAGAACTACATACGCAGAAAAATTATTAAGAGATATAGAAGGCAAAGAGCTTATAGAGAAAATAAAAAGTGTAACAGGTATGAATATGTATTCTACCTCTAACCCTGAAGATTTACCACAGAACAAAGAAGAGTTAAATATTCATATGCAGCTTGACTATAAACAGTCTATAGAAATAGCTGAAGAAGAAGCAATAAACAACACTTTAGATTTTAATAGATATGAATTAACTAGAAGAAGAGTAGCTCAAGATTTAGTTGTTTTAGGAATTGGTGCTGTAAAAACTAGCTTTAATTTATCTCAAGGCGTTGTTGTAGATTATGTTGACCCAGCTAATTTAGTTTATTCCTATACAGAAGATCCTAATTTTGAAGACATATGGTATGTAGGTGAAGTTAAATACATTAACTTAAGTGAACTTAAAAAAGAGTTTCCTGGATTAACAGATGCTGAACTAGAAACAATACAAAAATACCCATCAAACAATAGTTATAATTATCAATTTAACGGTAGAAATGATGGTAATAGTATTGGCGTACTTTATTTTGAATATAAAACTTATACTAATCAAGTATTTAAAATAAAACAAACGGCAACTGGATTAGAAAAGTCAATTGAAAAATCAGATGCTTTTAATCCTCCACCAAGTGACAACTTTGAAAGAGTATCTAGATCTATAGAAGTTTTATATCATGGAGCAAAAATACTAGGTCATGACATGATGTTACAATGGGAGTTAGCTAAAAACATGGTAAGACCTGACTCTAATTTAGTTAAAGTTAACATGAACTACAGTATATGCGCGCCTAAAATGTATAAAGGTCGTATTGAAAGTTTAGTTAGTAGAATGACTGGCTTTGCTGATATGATTCAATTAACTCATTTAAAATTACAACAAGTGCTATCTAGAATGGTTCCAGATGGTGTATTTTTAGATGTTGATGGTTTAGCTGAAGTAGATTTAGGTAATGGTACTAATTATAATCCTGCTGAGGCTTTAAATATGTATTTTCAAACAGGTAGTATATTAGGTAGATCATTAACTCAAGATGGAGATGTTAATAGAGGTAAAGTTCCTATACAAGAATTACAAACTTCCGCTTCTCAAGCTAAAATACAAGCTTTAACTTCTACTTATCAGTATTATTTACAAATGATAAGAGATGTAACAGGACTTAATGAAGCTAGAGATGGTAGCGTGCCTAATTCTGATTCTTTAGTAGGTCTTCAAAAACTTGCTGCTGCTAACTCTAATACTGCTACTAAACATATTGTACAATCAAGTCTATACTTAACTGCTAAAACTTGTGAAAACATTGCACTAAGAATATCAGATGCTTTAGAATATCCTTTAACTAAAGAAGCTTTAAAAGCCAGTATTAGTTCTTACAATGTAGGTACTTTAGAAGACATGTATAATTTAAACTTGTTTGAGTTTGGGATATATTTAGAATTAATACCTGATGAAGAAGAAAAAGCGATGCTAGAGCAAAATATACAAATTGCTTTAAAAACCCAGCAAATAACTTTAGATGATGCTATAGACATAAGAGAAATTAGGAATTTAAAACTTGCTAATGAAGTGCTCAAAGTAAAAGGTAAGCAAAAACAAAAGCAAGATCAAGCAGCTAAACAAGCTAATATTCAAGCACAAGCTGAAGCTAATTCTGTTCAAGCTGAAAGAGCTGCTATGGCGGAAATGCAAAAACAACAAGCTCTAGCAGATACTGAATTACAAGTAGAAAAAGGTAAATCAGAATTTGCTATAAATAAAATGCAGCAAGAAGCTGTAATTAAACAACAGTTAATGCAGGTTAAATTTGGTTTTGATAAGCAGTTAAAAGAAATGGAATTAAAAACTTTAACTGAAAAAGAAAACTTAATAGAAGATAGAAAAGATAAACGTACTAGAATTGTAGGTACACAGCAAAGTAAAATGATAGATCAAAGAAAAAATGATTTATTACCGACTGATTTTGAAGAAGATCAATCAACAGAACTATTAGAAATTTAATAGTTTATTATTAATTATTATATTATATTATGTCAGAAACAGTAGAACAAATAAAAGAAACTCCTACGGGAGAGTTAGAACAAGGTGAATTTAAGATTAAAAAGAAACCTAAAAAATTAGTCAACAAAGATAAAGTGGCTAAAATAGATATGGCTAAAAAAGAAGAAACAAAAGAAAAGCCAGAAGAAAAACAAACACAAAAAAAAGAAGATGCCGTTCAAGCACAAGAAACAAATGATAGCAATGTTATTGTCGAAGAAAAGAAAAACGAGACAAGTAGCAAAGAAGTGGTTGAAGAAGTACGGCCAACCAAAGAAGTAGTTAAAGAAAATAAAAATCCTATTTCTGAAGTAACAACAGAAGAAGAAGAAGATAAAGTAAAGGAAGTTAAAAATGTTGAAAGTAAAGAAGTTTTAGAAACTAAAAGTGATTTACCAGAAAATATTGAAAAACTAATTAGCTTTATGAAGGAAACTGGAGGTAATATAGAAGACTACGTTAGACTTAATAGGGACTATACTAATATAGATAATGAGTCTTTATTAAATGAATACTACAAAAGCACTAAACCACATCTTAATAATGAAGAAATTAGATTTATTATGGAAGATAATTTTTCATATGATGAAGAAGTGGATGAAGAGCGAGATATAAGAAGAAAAAAACTCGCTTATAAAGAAGAAATTGCAAAAGCCAAAAACTTTTTAGAAGATACTAAAGAGAAATATTACGACCAAATCAAGTTGAGACCGGGCGTAACTCAAGATCAACAAAAAGCAATGGACTTTTTCAATAGATACAACAAAGAACAAGAAGCTGTTGATAAGCAACATCAAGAGTTTGTTCAAACTACTAAAGATTATTTTACTAAGGATTTCAAAGGTTTTGAGTTTAACTTAGGTGAAAAAAAATTTAGATATGGTGTGAGCAATACTGATGAAGTTGTAAAAGAACAATCTGAAATAACTAATTTTCTTAAGAAGTTCTTAGATGAAAATGGTAAAATAAAAGATCATGTAGGTTATCATAAAGCTTTATATGCTGCAAGAAATGCTGATACTATAGCACAACATTTTTACGAACAAGGCCAAGCCGACAGCGTAAAAGATATTGTTAATAAATCTAAAAATATAGATACCGCTTCACGTCCACAAAACAATGAAGATATTTTTATTGGAGGATTAAAAATAAAAGCAGTTTCTGGTATAGATAGTTCTAAGTTGAAAATTAAAAAAACAAAAACTAAAAACTAAAAAAAATGAGTTTATCTGGCGGGGCTTTTCCAGCCTCAATCGTGCCAACTCCTCAAAAGATGACTTTAGCGTCTAACTTCCTTCAATGGACAGATAGTACTGCTGGAGACTTTGTTGATTTTGCACAACAATATCTACCTGAGCTTTATGAGCAAGAGGTAGAAAGATATGGAAACAGAACTTTATCTGGTTTCTTAAGAATGGTAGGCGCTGAAATGCCTATGACATCGGATCAAGTAATTTGGTCTGAACAAAATAGATTACACGTTGCATATAAAGGTGTTACATTAACTGATAACGGCGCTGGTTTACTAAAAGTTCAACCAACTTTAACTGGAACTGGATCAAATGGAACTACTCCTACTGAATGTGCTCTTAAAGCTGGTCAAACAATTTTAATTTCTGATGCTGCTACAGGTTTAGTAACTCAAAAATTATTAATTAAAGAAATGAACCTTGCAAATACTATTGCTACAGTATTAGCTTATAAAGGTACTACTATTAACGCTACTTTATTAGCTGCTTCAGGCGCTGGTGTTAACTTGTTTGTATACGGTTCTGAGTTTAAAAAAGGAAGTACTGACGTGTTGATGTCGTCATTAACTCCTGGTTTTACTCAATTTAACAACCAACCGGTTATTATTAGAGATAAATACCAAGTTAATGGATCTGACGCTGCTCAAATTGGCTGGGTAGAAGTTGCTACTGAAGACGGACAATCAGGATATTTATGGTATTTAAAAGCTGAGTCTGAAACTAGACTTAGATTTGAAGATTATATGGAAATGATGTTAGTTGAAGCTGAAAAATCTACTGCTGGTTTAGGTGCAGGATCTACTATTAACGACAACTTTAAAGGATCTCAAGGTCTTTTTGAAGCTATCGAAAGTAGAGGTAATGTATACTCTGGTTTTGCTGGAGCTGCTGCTCCTGGTTCAGGTGCGTTAGGTGATTTTGATGAAATCCTTAAAAACTTAGACAAGCAAGGTGCTATTGAAGAAAACATGTTATTTTTATCAAGATCTACTGCTCTAGATTTTGATGATATGATTGCTGCTATGAACGGAGCTTATGCTTCTAGTGCTGCTGCTTCTTACGGTCTTTTTGACAACGAAGCTGAAATGGCATTAAACTTTGGTTTTTCTGGTTTTAGAAGAGGTTCTTATGACTTCTACAAAACTGATTGGAAATACTTAAATGATGCTACAACTAGAGGTTTAGACAAAGCAATTGATGGTGTACTTGTTCCTGCTGGAACTTCTACAGTATACGATCAAATGTTAGGTTCTAATATCAGACGTCCTTTCTTACACGTAAGATACAGAGCTTCTGAAACTGAAGATAGAAGATTTAAAAACTGGATTACTGGTTCAGTTGGTGGAGCTTATACTTCTGCTGAAGATGCTATGAACGTACATTTCTTAACTGAAAGATGTTTAGTTGTACAAGCTGCTAATAACTTCGTGTTATTCAAAGGAGCTTAATTAATTATTAACATTTAAAAAGAATAGAAATTATGAAATACATGTCAGTAACATTAACTGGTTCTGTGCCTAATGATGGTGAGAGACTAGTTCAATTAGGAAATGTAATAAAAACTGTAGTAGCTAGTACTTCAGTTACATTAACTTATCATGATGGATCTACTGCTGCTTTAGCTTTTGCTACTGCAAATGCCGCTGCGCAGAAAATTATTATCGATAAAGTTATATCATTACAAAAACAAGCTATTGAAGCTGGGCCTGATTCTTCAGGTGTTATAGCTTATTCAGCTGCTCAACCAGCTGCTGGATTTACGGCTATATCGTAAAACAATAATAAGATCCCGCTTCGGCGGGGTCTTTTTTAATTATTATATTATATTATATTATGGAA